CTTTACAGACATTTTGAATTGCGACGTTGAATGTATCCGAAAACTTTATTGCATCACGAATAGCAACTATAAAATCTCCAATACCTCCGGTTACCGAAAGAAAGTTACCGGTAACTGGAAATAATGCTTTAACAAGAGAAAAAAGACCTCTAACGATTGCTGTTAAAGCCATCTTACCAATATCAAGAAGAGCAAAGAAACCTTTGAATGTGTCTTTAATGTTTTTAGCAGTTTCGTCTCCTATTTTGAGGGTTTCTGTAAAATTCTTAAGTCCTTCTGTTATAGAGACTAATTGTGCGCCTGTCATTTTAGGAAAGATTTCTCTAAAAGCTTCTCCTATAGGTTTTAAAATTTTTCCTAATGCTTCAAACGAGTTTCTAAATGAATCAATAAGTGCTGCACGACCACCATTGTCTTTCCAGAATTGCAATATCTCATTACGAGCATCTGCTGATTTTTCGATGAGACCGCCGAATACATTATTGATTTCAGTAAAAAGATCTCTAGCTTCCTCGAAATCGCCAATAATAAGTTCCCAGCTTTTACTCCATCCAGACTGAGCGGATTCTTTCAAAGTTTCCCATAACTGAGTAAAAGTCTTGACTTTAGTGGCGGCATCTTCCATGGCTTGAGCTTCAGCAATAAGAGCATCAGCCTGCTCCTGAGTCCATTTACCAGACTCCATCATACTCTTGGCGTATTCTGTCGCACCCTCGACAGTGAATTTACTCAAAGTCTGATTCAAAATTTCAGCGGAAAGCCATCCTTCATGCAACGAATCTCTAAACGAACCATTTTTTTCAATAATTTGGTCTACGTTAATACCATATTCTCTAGCTGTCTGCTTAAGAGCTTCCTGAAACTTTTCGCCACCCATACCAGCATTGACGACTGAATTCCAATCCATAAGTTTTACTGTACCAGCTGCTATCGCCTGAGAAAGCTGATACATTGCTGTAGATGCCTGCTGCGAAGACGAACCGGATGCTGCCGCTAAGTTAGCAATACCTTGAATGGCTTTCGCTGATTCTTCCAAACCAACTCCTGCGGCCGTGAAGGTACCGATATTGCGGGTCATTTCAGCGAAGTTGTAAATCGTCTTATCGGCATATGTATTTAACTCGTCGATGACTCGCGTAACGTCCTCCATGGTCGTACCCTTACTCGCAGTATTAGACATGATCGTCTGGATAGCGTTGATCTTAGTTTCATACTCTGAGAAACCAGACTTTATCGGGTCAATAGTTAGAGCTGAAACGATCCTCTTTCCGGTATTAATCGCAGAATTGGTGATATTTGCGAGGGCTGTTACTGCCATGACCTCAAGAGCCGAAAACTTCATACGAACTGATTCTACAGCGCTGCTAAGTCCTGACATACTGTCATAACTTCCGGTCAAATTCAAACTTTGTTTAAGTTTATCAAGAGTTGATATTGTGGCTTTGACATTTGACTCAAATTGTTTATTGTCAAACTGCATCTCAACAACTCTTGAATCGATTGTCCTGCTCATAGCTTAGTAACCTCCCTCCATGCTTCATTTACGATTTTGTCAAAAATAGGCTGGATAGCAGGATTGATGTAGTCTCGCCCCTGTACCCAGCCGCCGTTTCGAGTTCCATGACCATACTGTAGAATAATGGCAATTGGAACTCCATTTTGAATATTTGAGTTATAAAAAGTAATCTTTACTGATCCTTGTTTGTTAGTTATCTCATAACGCCACGAATCAGCTGTGAGACCGGAATCGACAGGTGTTGCAGACGCAAGGGCGGCTACTCCCTCCCGACCATACTTGTCGAGATCTCCGAGACGTACAACCTCTTTGGCTTTTTCCAAGAAACGTGTCAGTTTAGAGAAATCACCCTTTTGTCTAAACTTTATCATACAAAATTCTCCTTTTATAGAAGTTAAGTTGTATCACTGTTTGATGTTGAGACACTTGTATTCTTTGAAATGACATCAACAATAGTCCCTATAGCATCAGATATTGTTTTTAGTTCTTCATCGCTATCTTCAAAAGCAATCTTAATAGCAGCAACGAGTTCCTCCACAGAAATCTTTCCGTCACTATTAGAGTCCGCATATACAATCCTCAGCTTGAACTTCTGGTAGATGTAGATAGAGGCAGGGATTATCGCGATGATTGCGCTAGCAATGCTCGAAGCGGTATTGTTGCTCCCGTAAATCAGATTGACTGCCGCGAGAGCAAATGCGCCAATAACAGTCCATAGTGTCGCGCTCGTTTTAAATTTTGTAATAATAGTGTTCATTATTATCCCCCATTCTAAATTGCTGGGCTATTATAGTTGCCCTCGCTATCCTGCTTGAAACCAGCAGCCTTTGCTGATTCAAAAGTTATTCCACCCTCTCTGTGATCCGACTTCGCAAGATTGAGATACCCAGTAAGACCGGCTCCGATGATTACCTCGGCCAGACCGACGGAAGCCGTAAGCCACGCTGCCGTGGAAGTATACTCGTTTCTAATACAGTAATACATTAGGACGAGAGTCTCCTGTGCGATGATAAATCCAGCAAGCACGACCAGAAGTGTTATTACCTTGCTCCATTCGCGCTTTTTCTTCACAGGCGCGGCGGTTTCATGCTTTCCCCGTTCCATTATACTTTACCCATGAGCTGAGCGAAGCGGTAAAGCACCGTTACAAACTGCTCGCGAGTCAGAAGATCCTCCCACATATAGTTCGGATTCCCGTCCTTTCCGATTCCGCTTCCCGCAATCAAACCCTTTTCAATAGCCCAAGTTCTAGCCTCTTTGCTATATGTGTTGCAGTCGTTGTCCTTTAACTCTTTCCGCATTTCCAACCAGAGCTCCTTAAATTTTTCAACATCCATGTCATCATCCTCCGTATTTATTTCAGTATTAAGCCGCTTGTTGACCTCATCTGCGATTTCCCCATGCCGGTTGTATAACCAATCGCCAGGGCATGATTTGGGTGCAAACCATCTGTGTACTGTCATATTCTGTTTATCAATCTGTCCAATTAAATTCTTATCAGCTTTCCACAACAATGCTTTAATGTTGTTTCTCTTACAGATATCCACCAAAAGATCAATCAGTGATGCATATGCCTTATCAGATACCGGCCATGGATCAGCGGCTACGGTATTGGCCACTTCAATGGTGATCGCCCTGTTATCATTAGATGAAGATGAGGTACACCATGATCGATTGGCTTCATCAACATACAATGCAATACGTCCATCGCTTCCAATCCCATAATTACTGCTTGCTTTAAAATTTGGGTTGGCGAAAAGATCACCGCATTTCTCAACACTAAGATTTCCACCCATACAATGAATAGAAATGGTATCGATAACGTGATTACGCTTTCCAGAATGATTCGGTGATAATTTCGTATATGTTACTAGCGAACTATTACTCATTTGTTTATCTCCTTTTTTTGCGTATTTTATCCTTTTGTATTTAACTGTTTTCTACGAGCCGCGTTCAAAGCAGCGTTTCTCCTCATAATTTCTTTTCTGCTTCTCTTTTTTGGAGGCTGATTTTTAATACTGCAAACCTTAATTAAAGTAAGAAGACGATTAAGATGCCACTTCTGACACTCAAATGGAATATTCAACGCAATCATCCAATAATAGATAAGCTCAGCTGTAACTTGCTCTCTACTTGTTTTGCTGGTTTTTTCATCTGAAAAATAAGTTGCGGTCATTGGGGCATTTATATAATTGTTAATCTCTTCAATGTTTTTATTTGTGAGATAATTATAAACTTCTGGATCCACGTTTTGCGTGATTGTCATGCATTTTATATAATCCAAAGTTTCTTCAAAAGTTTTTTCTTGTTTTGATAAAAACGGTTTACACCATTTAGATTCCCATTTTGAAATAGAGACGAGGGAATGCTCCAGTTGCAATGTCTGCTTTTTTGTGATAACGAATTCCTGTTTCCGCTCGTCCCATAGTTCAACTGCTGGTATCGTAATTTGAAGCATCCCTCAACCCTCCATTATTTTACTGATTAGTGCCAGAAATTTAATTAAGAGTTGTCTTAGCTAAATCTACCGGAATAATACCGTTCACAAACTTAGCTGCTGCATCCGCATCGGTAGCTAGTTCCATAAATAATTGAGAAAAGGCCTCGGTTTGAGAAAAAGCTGTAGAAAGTTCTTCGGACTTGATAAATCTCTTGCCGTCTGGGCTCTTTTCTCCATATGCTTTAAGTATCAGCTCTTTGAAAACCTTAATAATTGCCGGAGCATCCTGAGCGGCAACAATCTTCTGAATCATTTCAGTCAAACCGCCTGCAGTACTCATTTCCATTTCCATGATCTCAGCCTTGGAAAGATTAAAGTAAAAGTCTTCAGTCCGCTCGTTACCGTTATAATCGGTATAAGTAATGGTTTTCTTTAACATGATATTTTTTCTCCTTTCCTATATTAAAAATAGGGAGTCGCCAGCCACTAATCCTGAATACGACTCCCAAAATAAGTTTAAATACAAATAGTTAA